AAACAGCGCAAATGCTGACGTAGAAAATTCCAGTAGCAAGCTTGGCGAATTTAGCAAAAAGGCTGGCGTTGCTTTTGCAGCTGCCGCAGCTGCCGCTGGCGCTTACGCCGTAAAGCTGGCCGTTGACGGTGTTAAAGCGGCAATCGAGGACGAAGCCGCGCAAATAAGACTTGCCACAGCTTTAAAAAATGCCACTGGCGCAACAGATGAAATGATTGCCTCTGTAGAAAAACAGATATTAAAAACATCTCTTGCGACAGGTGTCGCGGACGAAAAATTGAGGCCAGCTCTACAGCGCTTGTCCCTTTCGACAAATGACGTCACAAAGGCTCAAGATCTTTTAAACCTTGCGCTGGATATTAGCCAAGCTACGGGCAAAGGACTTGACTCAGTAGCAAACGCGCTTGGCAAAGCCTATGACGGCAATACGGCCTCTCTTGCAAAATTAGGCATTGGGCTATCTACAGCCGAGCTTAAGGCAATGTCATTTACCGACGTTCAGACAAAACTGTCTGATTTATTTGGTGGTGCAGCCGCAGCTAACTCGGAGACATTTGCTGGGCGGCTACAGATTCTCAAGGTTACATTTGACGAAGCTAAAGAATCGATCGGCGCGCGCTTGCTGCCAATTATTCAACAGTTAGTTGAGTTTGTAGTCAATAAAGTAGTGCCAGCGTTAGGTCGTTTTGCAGACTTCTTTAAACCAATTACAAAAGCAATTGACGATAACAAAGAATCTTTTGTTTTATTTATTGAATTTATCCAGACTTACGTTGTGCCAGTACTTGTCACCGTATTAGGTGGCGCTTTGCAGACGGTAGGCAAAATCGCCGGGGCGGTTGTGGGCGTTATTGGATCAGTAATAAAGGTCATAAATACTTTAATTCAAGGCACAATTGACGGGATTAACTTTTTGATTAAAGCTTACAATGCTGTCAACCTTGGCTTGCCTGATCTAAAACCTGTTTCAGCTGGCGGCGTACAGTCTGGCGGTTCATTTAGTAGCATTTCTGGCGTATTAGGATCTAGTGGCGCAAGCTCAACTGTCAACGTATCGACACCGCCGCCAATTAAGATCCCAAACATTTCGAGTGCAGCTGTTGCCAGCGCGGCCTCTGGGGCGGCAAAGGCAGCCGTTTCATCAACTGGCACCACAATGACTAGCGGACGTACTGACTCAGCCACTAGCATAAATTTGACTGTCAATGGCGCTATTGATTCAGAAGGCACAGCTCGCACAATTATCAACACACTTAATGACTCATACTTCCGAGGAACAGGCGGCGCAGGCCAGCTTGTCGCATTGGCATGACACAATGGTCGCCAGTTTGGCGTGTAAAGGTTTCTGGCGTTGACGTCACTGATTCGGTGTTGGCCAGCTTAAACATTACCTCTGGACGTACAAATATCTATGAACAGGCTCAGGCTGGTTACTGCTCAATCACGCTCATTGTTTTTGATCAAGTGCCGATTGAGTACGAAATAAATGACTCTTTGACAATTGAGGTTCAAGACACATCTGCCGCTTACGTGCCTATCTTTGGCGGCTCGATTGTGGACGTGGCCATAACCGTCTCAGAGGTCGGCTCAACCGCGTACACGCAAGAGGTGACAATTACTGCCTTGGGCGCTCTGGCAAGGCTTCAAAAGGCGCTTACAAACGGAGTTTTAACACAGGATTTTGATGGCAATCAAATCTTGACAATCTTGAGCGATTTGCTGGTCAACAGCTGGAATGAAGTCCCTGCGGCTTTGCAATGGCAAAATTATGATCCGACCGTAACTTGGGCAACGGCTGAAAATACTGGCCTAGGCGAAATAGATACGCCGGGCAATTATGAGTTGGCACAGCGTTCATCATCTACAACCGTCGTTTATGACTTAGTGGCAGCTTTGGCAACCTCTGGTCTTGGTTATCTTTATGAGTCTGCCACTGGCCAAATTAGCTACGCAGACTCGACTCACAGATCAAGTTATCTAGCAGCTAACGGATACACCGATTTGACGGCCAATCACGCGCTAGGTCGAGGGATAACAATTAAGACTAGAGCTGGCGATTTACGCAATGACGTCACAATCAAATACAACACAAAGAGCAGCAACGAAGTAAATGACACAGATCCAGCTTCAATTTCTCTATACGGCAGACTTGCGCAAATCATCACGACAACCATAAAACATCTAGCTGACGCCACAGCTCAGGCCGCCTTTTATCTATCACTTAGAGCTTATCCAAGGCCAATTTTTGACCAGATTACTTATGCTTTGACAAATCCTGAACTAGACGACGGAGATCGAGACAGCCTAATTAAGGTGTTTATGGGTCAGCCAATATCGCTTGCAGATTTGCCGCCTAATATGGCCGCTGGCAACTTCTTAGGCTTTGTTGAAGGCTGGACGTTTAGAGCTTCTTACAATGAATTATCTGTCACCTTGTCAATGACACCTTTAGCGTTTTCTTTGCAGGCCATGCAATGGCAAGACGTCAGTGTGTCGGAGCAATGGAACACAATTTCTGGCACACTTGACTGGGAACACGCGCTAGTCGTGGCGTAAAAAGGAGAGATAAATGGCTAATCCAACAACAAATTTCGGCTGGGTCATGCCGACTGCAACTGATCTGGTCACTGATTTACCAGCGGATTTTGACGTCTTTGGGCAAGCTGTTGATACTTCATTAGCTCAGCTTAAAGGAGGCACGACTGGTCAAGTATTGTCAAAAACATCTGCAACAAATATGGCATTCACTTGGGTCACGCCTACGGATCAAACACCGTTAACAACAAAAGGTGATCTATTCACTTTTACAACAGTGGACGCTCGATTAGCCGTCGGTACAAATGGTCACGTTTTAACTGCTGACTCAACACAGTCAACTGGTATTAAATGGGCTGCTCCTGCTGCCAGTGGTAAAGTTTTACAGGTAGTTCAAGCAACAACTAGCACAGCAACTTCAACCACGTCAGCCAGTTTCGTTGCATCAAATTTAGCGGTGACAATTACTCCAACACTTGCAACGAGTAAAATTTTGGTTTTCTATTCAATGTGTAATCAAACGCAAGGAAGTGGAACGTACGGCGATTATCAACTGGCGATGTATCGTGGTGCATCAGCAATTTGGAATATTGGAAATACAAATTTTGGAGATGTGGCATCATTTGTAAATGCAACAAATTATGATTCGGGTCAATACTTGGATTCACCTTCTACAACGTCAGCAACGACCTACACGATATATGGAAAGAGAACAGTCAGAACATTGGTTATGAATGAACAAGGCGTGTCTAATCTAGGCGTAATGATCGCAATGGAAATCGGAGCATAATTATGGCAACAGCAGCAGATATTTTAAATTATCTTATTCCTAACGGTGGCTGGACAATTCAAGGCGAGGATTTTGGTTCTATCGTTTATGACGAAGGAATCAAGCCAGTTACAAAAAAACAATTTGACGATGCTTTAGCAATCGTCACACAGACAAAGGCTGAACAAGCACTCGCTCGTTCTCAAGCTAGAACGGAATTGTTAACGCGTTTAGGCATCACTGCCGATGAAGCGGCTTTATTGCTGTCATGACTTATCCGCGAGGCACAGCCGCAGCTTTAATTGCAGCTGCACTTGTAGAGGTTGGCACAATTGAGGAAGGCGATAACCTCACAAAATATGGCAAATTTACAAAAGCCGACGGCTTGCCTTGGTGCGGATCTTTTGTCAATTGGTGCGCAAATGAAGCTGGCGTCAAAATCTCAAACATGGTGAGTACCGCCGCCGGGGCGCTAAGAATGAAAGATCTTGGACGCTGGCACACAGTTCCTAAACTTGGCGATCTTTGCTTCATGGACTTTCCACATGACGGTGTCGATCGCATAAGCCACATTGGAATTGTGGTAAACATTGGTAAAATAAGTGTGTGGTGCATAGAAGGAAACACCTCTGACACTGGCGATCAACGAAACGGCGGAATGGTTATGCTCAAACAGCGGTTTTTAGGCAAGGAAATTGTTGGTTTCGGTCGTCCAAAGTACGCGGAATATGCGGGAGAATATCCTATAGTAACGCTGCCAAAGGTGGCTAAGAAGGAGCAGAAATTATGAAGGAATTAAAGCCAATGCTTGCCAGTTATGCCCGGTCATTTTTAGCAGCTGGTCTTGCAGTTTACCTAGCAGGTGTGACAGATCCTAAGGCTATTTTGTCCGCTGGCGTAGCTGCAATTTTGCCTGTACTTATGCGTTGGCTCAATCCAAATGACACTGTTTACGGTAGAAAATGACTGTAAATGAATGGACAGCGATTATTGGTTTAGTTTTAGCAATTCTTGCAGCTGTTTATTCCTCAATGCGTTTTATGGTTAAGTCAATTATGAAAGAGCTGACGCCAAATTCTGGAAAAAGCCTAAAAGATCAGGTTTCAAGAATTGAACAGAGGCTTGACCAATTGATCTTAGAAATGGCTTTCCAACAAAACAAGGATTAGACACGCCGTAAAATGAGCGTAATCCTTGACCTTGTCAGACATTTGCTTCATTCTTTTAACAGGGAGCGAAACGCAGTAGCTCTCTGAAACGGGAGCAAAATGTACAC